TTGTTTCAGCTTGCCGATGCAATTAGTGCAGAAAGCAACCTACCAATAAAGACAAGTCGTAGCCTAGACGGTGGCCGAAAGGTTGTTCTTCAGCTAGACAATGGTAAGATTGATAAGATTGGTAAGAATGCAGACAGCATAGAGCGATATGTTACGGTAGTTAATAGTCACGACGGCACAAGCAGTCTGCGATGGGGGCATTCTCTTAAAACGTTCTCATGCAAGAATCAATTCCATCAGATTGGGCGTTCACTTGATCATAGTCGGCACACGAAGAATATGTACAAAAACATAGAAGAGTCTGTGCGTCAAATCAAACTACTGCAAGAAGCCCAGGCGTTACTGACTGAGCAAGTCATTGACCTGTCGCACCAAGAAGTGACAGATAGCTATGTAGATGATTTCCTTAGTTCCTTAGTCGATATCGATATGTCATTAAGTGAAGACGAATTAATGCTGACTCATCATGGCAAGAAGACAAACAAGGCGTTTGCCATTCGCAATGCTGTCAAACGCGAGATGTCCTATAAAGGCAGAAACAAGTGGGCATTGCTCGAAGGGGTTACCTATTACACTACACATCAGGCGGGATCAGATAAAAAGCGCGAAGTGAACAAGCTCACCGGAGTCACTGCGCAGTTAGATGCTCAAGCCTTTAAAATCTTACTCAAGTGAACTTACTAAGCTGGGAGAAACTAGATGCGCTAAATAATCTTGAAACAATGTTACATGACAACTTCACATCAACCACTAAGCCGTACGCATCTCAAAAGCGATGCGAGCAAGTCAAGAAAAAACGAGTGCCTGGCACTGCATTCGGAATCGGTTAAATTTATACAGCAGGTTACTGAGCAACTGCACACCTTAGAAAAGGGTGCTGCCATTGATATAAGCGATAAGACACGGAGTTTGGTACATGCCTTAATTCTTCTTCGTGATATCAGCACTAAGAAACCTTCGAATAAAGAACTACGAGACTTTATTGATCGGGTTACAAAACGGATGACTGTATTGCAAAAAGAGACCATGAAGCATGGGTTATATGTCTTTGACGAAAGGTTCGCAATTCATAAACAACGCTATGAACCATTGCGAACGTTTGTAAGAGCCAAAACGCTATTGTACTAACCTTTTTGTGGTATTCTGTTACGGATATTTAATAATACACAACTGAATGTTTATATTTCAAAGACTAAAAAATGAACTTGTATGTGATTGTGATAATAGATTTGTGATATGTATTTCCCGCCGATAAAAATAAGCAAAGACACCCTTTATGCTGTTGTGCACACTTGGGACAATAACGTTAGCTTTGTCCAACATTGTCAAAAAGGAGTTGATGGTTTTGGTTTCATCAACATCTGGCACAGCATCAGTGGAAGAGCTTTAAATAGAGAAGAAGTGCAGGCCCGCACTGCATGCAGGGAATACAACGGATATGAGGCAATGTTTGTGCACCCAGACATAAAAGATGAAGTGCCTTTTATCGGATCAAACAATCTACATGGTGCTCCTGCCATTGACGTTTTGACGTTGATGGAAGAAGAACTGTAGTGTGTGTGGCCCCAGGAGTAGTGTCCTGGGGCTTTTTTACACCCCAATTTTAATACACACAACACTCACAAAATGATAAAACCCAAACACTACTCAGACTTAGAAATCGAACCTATTGATTATGTCGTGAAGAACGACTTAGGGTTCTGTGAAGGCAACGTAATTAAGTACGTATCACGATGGCGTGATAAAGGAGGACTGCAAGATTTAGAGAAGGCAAAAACGTACATCGATTGCTTAATTGCGGAGGAAAAGCAAAAAAGAATAGACTCGAACCGTGTCTACGGTCATATCGAGACAAGAAACAATGGCTGAGGAGCCTATCGCTCACCTAATTGGTCGATGCGACTGCCAGGCTGCTATGATAGAGTTGTTTCTGCGAGATCATCACGACAAGCTTAGTCTAAAGCAACAAGAGAATTGGAAAATTCAATTGAATCTGATGCTAGAAGCAAGGGATCGACTACTGGCACTAAAGGAACAGAATTTTGCTTTACGTGTGCAGATTATAAGAGATCGCAAGAATGCCGATCACATGCAACACACCGTTGATAATTTACTTGGACTAAATAATCTACAATGACACAAGAACTTGATGAAACATTAAGTGCTGATGGGTTTGATGATGCTATCATTGGATTAGACACGACAAACGTGCCACATCGCATTGTTTACTGCAAAGAGAAAATGCAAGAGATATTAGTACTTCAGGATAAAATGAGTCTAAGTGAAGCTATTGAATACCTAGAGTTTAATGTGTGGTATGCTTGGGTGGGTGAGGGTACACCAATATATATCGAGTCCGGATCAAAAGAGCATGTCCATGAGATGTTAGCAGACTGTGATTTGGACTGACGAATTCCCTTGCCCGGCTGAACTAACTGGGTACTATGCAGATCTGGCCTTACAGAAAATGGGAGCGAAACGATTGCGAGGAGTTAAATTAAAAAAGCCCGAAATAACATGGACAAAGAAACGAAAGCACAATTCAAAGCATTTGTAGATCTGTACGGCTTAAATAAAGATGATTTTCAAGCATTGCATAAGATGTACATCGTAAAGCGCAGAGGCATTGAAAAGATACAACGAGGTTTAAATGCTCTCGTGACTTACGAGGTTGTCCCAGAATTTACTGATGTAGCCTTGGACAAGTACTGTATCAAAGCGATTGCAAAGACACCAACAGGGTCTTATGTCGAGACATACGGAGAGTCAACAAGAAAGAACTGTCGCATTGAGTACATGATAGCTATCTGCGAGAAAAGGGCGTTAGCCAGAGCGATATTAAAATTGAGTTCTCTCTACGAACTACCGGTTCACTCAGAAGATGAAATAGGTGATTGAAGAGGAAGACTGGCTGGATGATATGCTCGAAGGGTATTTACCAATTATTGATTGGCAAACACAGTCCCATTTCATTCGATTAGTTGAGAACAGCACTTTGAGCGAGGCAGAGCAAGATGAGTTAATAGACAGAATCATAACGGGAAGATTTAAAGAAGGCGAATTAGAGACGATAGAGGGCAACTTAAAGCTAAATGCGAAACGAGAGATCGATTACCCCAACCCTTCGCAGACTGCTATATCACAACACATAAAAAACATCATAAAATAATAAACGATGGCATACGACAAGAAGATATCGATTAAACTGAACGTGGACAAGATTGTAAAGGAACGCTTGTACAAAGGTGAGAAAGGCACGTACCTGACAGTAACCCTAGTACCAACACCTGATAATCAATTTGGCGATGACTATATGGTATCTCAGTATTGGAAGGATGAAACGCTACCTAAAGGTGAATATCCCAAGACACCGATTTTGGGCAACGGCAGAGATCTTTATGTGGAGGAGAAAGCTCCGGTGAAACAGGCAGAAACTAGCAACCAGGTAGCAGAAGACGATTTGCCGTTCTAATTTTTTTTAAGCCGCAATATGCACACACTCACAAATGAACACTTATTTTCAGAACCGACTGTTACGGCTGATAAAGCTATGCCGACTGTTACGAGTGTTTCAGGAGGTCAGTCATCTGCATATATAGCGGCAAACTACCCAAGCGATCATTTGGTATTTGCTCTAATTACAACGGAGGATAAAAAATGTACTCACCCTGACAAAAAGCTCAGACAAATGGTGAGTGATCGTATTGGTAAGGAGTTCATAGGCACTTTAGAGGAGGACGTAATTATTGAAACTATTTTCGGCTTAGAGCAGCATCTGCAACAAGAGATTGTTTGGGTCACTGGCAAACCATTTGAGCAAGTAATTGACAAAAAAAGTGGTTATCTACCAAACGTAATGACTCGTTACTGCACCACACTAATGAAGATCAAACCAATGTTTGATTGGTGGAAAAGCACAATTAGCGAACCTGTGGAGATGCAGATCGGCTTTAGACAGGGAGAGGAGAGACGGGCGAAAAACATGCTTGACAAATGCGTTGACGGATTGCGTCAGTATGGTAAAACAGGATGGCAAAAACCAATGTTTCCCTTGATTGAGAATGGTATCAAACGAGATAGGATCGTCAAATATTGGGAAGGTTTAGATGTTCCATTTGCACAGCAAAACAATTGTGTTGGATGCTTTCATAGAAATGCCTTGGTTTTACGTAAAAAGTTTGATGACCATCCAAACAAAATGCAATGGTTTAAGGAACAGGAAGACCGCACGGGCAATCAATTTAAAAGTGAAATAAGCTATACCAATATCGAAAAGCACAGACTCCAGGTGGAGATAAATTTTGATGATTGGGGATGTGACTCAGGTTATTGTGGATTGTAAATAAGAAAGCAATGGATTCTAGAAATACAGCAGTGAGGTTTGTGAATACGATGCTCGACATGGTTTACGAGGACGTTAACGACCATGTGCGCACCACATTCTGCGATGACAGAGGTGATTTCTACAACTGCGATGTCGAGGAGCTTTACCGGGTCATCATTAACTGCATCGAGAATGCTCGACAAGAGGCAATAAATGGCACAACACTAGACAACCTTACTGCTCAAACAAGCACGGGTGAACCAAACGTTCTCTACAAATATGTACAAGAGGAAAAGGCTGAACCTGATCCCTATGTCTTAGACAGCATAAACATACCGCTAAGTCCAGACATACGCTTTGAAGTGCACGATTTGTGGTTAAGGCAACTGCAAGCGAGGATAGAGAAATTGGAAAGTAAATAATAGAAACTAGGTACGAAAGATGAAAGAACCGAAAATAGGAATTGTAGTCTTCTCGCTGGTCATGTTGTTTTTAATGCTGAAATGCTATGGACAAATTGATTGGGCGATGTGGGTGGTTTTGTCTCCACTGTGGGTGACGTTTTTAGTGTCATTCGTAGATGCGGTGTCTGAGGAAATGAAACACCAAAACCGAAGAAGGAAACGGTAACCAATGTACCAGGCCACAATAAATAAAGTCTACATGTATGCAGCACAGCTTGATTTGGAAAAAGTTCAGGCTTTAGTTGCTACTGAATACGATCCGAGACGCTCAAGTAGCGAGAAGTCTGCGGCTATCGTTGCGTTGACTATGATTATTGCGTCTAAAACAATTGGCAGCCCTATGATTAGCCTTGGCGGTCAAATGCATTTATGGACTGTGAATCACTACGCGCAATTGAGGACGAAGGACTTAGAGGATTTGAAGGATGCGTTTGCAACGGCTTGCGGATGGAGTGTAGTGGATACTGCAATGAGTAGGTTTCACAGAGAGTTCATGAAGGTTTTGTACCGTCAGGCTGATCCTGGGCGTGTATTTAGAGGTGACTACGAGCTTGTTCGTGGTATATGTTACGAGGATGGTGTACTTACTATTGGTAAGCACGGTCAGGAGCAGTTTACCGATGGGCATGACCCAAAGAGAATAACCACGTTTTGTGTGCCACACAGATACAAGTCTACAGCGCCAACAAGCGATGTGTGGGATGCTTTTATAACACGGATGATACCGAACCAGGTTGAGAGGCAATATGTCTTAGCTAGTCTAGCTAATGGAATCGCTGGTGACCCATTGAATGCGCAAAAGATGCTCATTCTTTTAGGTGCAGCAGGCGCAGGTAAATCAACCTTGATTGAAGCTGTAATCAATGTAGTAGGGCAATCTAATGTGATGCGAATTGATACGCTGTCACAACTAACCAGCGATGACAGTCGGCACCGGATGCGGCTCGGTCAAGCGTCTCTCTGTGTTTGTGGTGATGCAAGTGATAAGCTAGGTAACAAGGACGTATTAAAACAAGTCATTAGTAAAGAGGACATAACGGCAAGACAACTATACAATGAGCCAATCAATGTCACACCACGAAGTACCATTTTAGTGGCAACAAATGAGCTTGGATTCGCACATACATTAAGCGACTCTGGATTGGCTCGGAGACTCGATATTATCATATTCCGAAAGGGACTATCAGAAGGTGAGCGTGATGGATTACTAGGTCAGAAGTTAAAAACTCCAGAAGCCTTGGCAGCAATTGGTATGTCTCTTTCTCGTGCCTTGGTTGAACACTCAGAGCGTAATGGTGGCAAATTGATCAGACCTTCTTTGATTGTCGAGAGCCTAGCTATGCTTCGAAGGGATGGTGATGCTCTACTTAGCTTTTTTGCGACGGTAGGCTTAGGTGTAGATAAAAACGATAGTATCGTTTGGATTCACCAGGATGACTTACAGAGAGAGTTTTTAAGCTACTGCGGCATCAATGGTTTTAAACCAATGTCGATGAGGAGGTTGAAGAGCAAGCTGCGTTCGCTTGGTCTAGAGGAAGTGTCGAAACGAGGTGCGAAGCATTGTTACAAGGTATTTGTCACAGATGAATTTTTAAGGCAACAGACTAGCACCGGATTATTAAACCACACGTGCCGATAAATTTAAGCATAAGCGCAGATCTTGAAAGGTCGGGTGTGACAAAGGAAGAGGTGAGGGATATAGCAAATGCATTATTTGACACCCTACCTACAGGTGAAAGCCTAATCGTCGAATTTGGTTGCTTCTATTATTCAGCGACTAACACACAGGGAATAATAAATTGCTCAGTTACAGAATCATGAACTGGATGCTTGCTGAAGTATGCCTTTTAAGAGACTTAGTGTCTCTTCATCAAAGTGATGGTGCACATGAATAGTCTGTGTTTCAATCTTCTCAGAAAAAGCCGCATCAAATCCTACGCTGTTCTCTTTTTGTTCTTGCCTATCGTATTGAGTCTTTATAGGGTCAACATTATTAAGATGTTCTGGAATTGCAATTTGAAACTTCTCTTCCAGAAGCAGAAGAGTCCTAAAACTTGGTGCTCTTCCAAGATTACATATCTGACTAAGGAAGGAAAGGCTTATTCCCAATACATCGGCAATCTCTTGCTGATTCAGAGGTTTTACCCGTTGGATACGACCAATCGCCTTTTTAAAGAAAATGGCCCTTTCTTTTTTCAGTGGAGTTAGCATGGGTCAAATCTACACTATAGTGTCACACAAAAAACACACACAAAATAAGTTTTTATCTGAAAACGAGTTGCTTTACTTCATTAAACTTGTGTGTGATTCTTTTAATAGGCAGAATGTCAAGGAATTATCACGGCACGAAAAGTCTTTGGTAAGTTGGTATCTCAGGGAATATTGCTTTCTACCATTTAGCGCCATCACGAAACACATGAATTGGGCGAAGTCTGCAAATTGCAGGGAATCAATTGTCCGTGTCCATAAGAAATCAATTCAGGTAGGTATTTGGCCTTCGGTTAACCCAGACAACAGAGATGTCATCCATGTGCTGTCACAGATTGCTGCGGAACATTTTGAAATGGGACATATATGCCTGTCAGATTGTGTTTTAATAGAAGATCAAGAGCACCTCTTATGGTGGGCTAGTAAGATATCTGGTTACACAGATAAAAGGAGCAGCCCTGGTTGCAAAGCAACTCCTAAGTATTCGCAGTTACAACTTATCGAGGAGATGCTAGAGTCAGCATCGCTACTATTTGCTGAAGAGCAAGTTTACCTCATATCAGAAAATTATTTTATTCAACCTCAATGATACCAGTTTCACATTCAGTCAAGCCTAGAAAGAATATTAAGTTGTCTGGGCCTCAAAGTATTTTAGTTCTTAGCGATATCCACTTACCATACCATGACGTAAACGCTGTGGAACGAGCATTAAATCATGGGAAGCGAAAATCAGTTGATACTGTGATCTTAATGGGGGACACCCTTGATTGTCACATGGTGTCAAGTCATCGTAAAGCTCAAGGAGCACCTGACATGAAGGTAGAGGTTGAGACAGGAATTAAGTTACTGAGTCATGTCCGAAACTCCTTCCCAAATTCAGGTATATACATGATGGAAGGAAATCATGAGTTACGTATGCAGCGTTACATACACAATGAGGCTTCACAGCTTAAAGGCTTTGATGATTTGTATCTGCCTTCTTTGTTACAGTTAGATTCTTTTGATATCAAGTGGCTTCCAACAGGAGTTCTTATTTGCGCTGGTAAAATGACGTTTCTCCATGGTCATGAAATACTCGGTATATCCGGTGTTAATCCTGCTCGGAAGTTGTTTGCCAAAACTAAAATGGCTGCAATGTGCGGTCACCTGCATCGTCCAGACACGTTCTTTACACGCAATGCGCGTGGTGAAGGTATTGAGTGCCATGTCATTGGGACGTTAGGTGAGCTTGAACCTGAGTATATGCCGAAAAACGACTGGCGGCATGGATATGCTATAGTTGACATTGCTCGGAACGGATCGTACACCGTGGACAACGTTGTTCTTTAAAAGTCCATGACATTACTGACCACATCTCCTAGTTGATCATTTGACCTTGAAGCCAGATACGCCTGAGTTGTCAGAATCGAGCTGTGTTTTAGGAGTTGCCGAACGGTGTCTATATCCGTTCCCTCTCTCACCATATAGGTTGCAAATGCTGCACGAGCAGCATGCCAGGTCATGTGAGGAAGGTTTAGATCCGCTACGGGTGCTCTAAAGGCTCTATTGCCGGCAGAAACCACCCTTTTTATATCCTTATACAACTGGTCATCACTAACGTCATCTGACAGTAGGCCAAATAGATTTTGCCTGTCGTTCCTCAATGCATCACCCGTGTATTGAGTAGCTATGTATTGCGCTTTTTCAGACATCGGCATACTCACACGTTTACCATTCTTATTCATGGAGTATTCTAGTCTGCCGTTGGCTACATTCTCAATCTTCATGCGGCATAAATCACCTATCCTAATTCCTGCGCAGTAAAAAGAGAACAACCAAACATCTACATATCGCTTGGTTTGTTTCCCCCTTGGCTTATAAGCTTCTAGCTTCTTTATGTGCTCAATATCCAAAGCTCTCTCAAAAGTAGGGGCTTGTCTAATTCTATACTTACCAAACGGATCTTTCAGTATCAACTCTTGATCTACGGCTTGCCGAAGCGTAGACTTTAAGCTAGACATAACAGAGCCAACGGTGTTTATGCCGTTACCCGTATCTCTTAGATGTGACTCGAAACTAAGTATCCATTTCAGGTCTATCTCATCAAGACCTATTTCTGGTGCGTACCCAAACACCTTTCTGCGATGACAATGGTGCTTGGTTATTGTGTTCCAGGTACACTTGCTTTTCTCTCGTTCTAAACGTTCAATCCAAAATTGATTCAGGAGCATTATAAAACAGTATTAAAAATTAGTGGACTAGCTGTTGTAGCCAATCACAATGATATGACAAATATCACACACTAAAAAGTAATCGAAGGTATTTTAAGCACCTTAACACCCTTTGTTTACTAGTGTTTCCGATTGTAATCAATTGTGTTACTCCTACACGGTCACTAGTAGTGTGTGGTATCGACCACCACAAGGAAGGGTATTTTATCGAGAGAAAAAAATATTTAGCACTTAATTTACAGGGCTTTCAGAGTGTTTGTTTTAACGAAACATATGTAGCCAGATAATTTTTGTGATTTTTTCAAAGTGATTAATTGTGATTAGGAATCACCCTCATTTCTTACTTTTCTCAATTGATCGACCAGCAAAGTAAGCTCCAAATGCAGTCAATGAGAGAATCTGCAAAAGGTCAATGTAAGAGTCCTTTACATTGAAATCTACCGACGCTGAATCTGCTACAGCGAGTCCGATGAACATCACGAGTAGAACTATTAAGGTCAATGGCCTAATTGTCTTTGCCAATTGATTGTCCCCCTTTGCATCCGCTTCCCATCGACGAGTGACTTGTTCTTGAGCAGCCATTTCCATTTCTATTAAAAGGTTCTTGAATTCAAGGTTTTTGTCACGTTCGCTGACAAGGTTCTTGACTATACCTAAAACACCTTTACTGGGTAGCGCATGTGCTACCTTATCAAATACGTAAGGTGCGTTTTCTTTGAGCCAGTTTCCTAGCCTTGTCTGATTAATCCGTTTCATATAAATCAAAATATTCGGACATGACATCTAGTGCTTCGTCAAGTCCATGTGTAATATGTGCCGACCAACCTCGTGAGTTTAGTTTGGCAATCCATTCTTTCTGTTCAGGACTCGCTCGTCCGTTAGGTGTTTTGACTTCAATCGCCAACCCCTCATACATTCCTCTAGGTTCAAATACCAGTAGATCAGGCACACCTTTAGAGTAGCCTGCTTCTTTCATCTTTTTTGCAGTATGTATAGCCAAGCGAACACCACCTACCGTAGCTGTATATAGCGGTGTCGGCTCTATGCTTTGAAGCATTGCAATTAGGCTAACCTGTATATCGTGCTCAGGGCTTTTGTTTTTGCGCTTTGGTTTAGCGCCTAATATGTAAGGACTAGCAGACATAGTACCAGCTCTCTACATCAAAACAAGGACACGATTTGGTCACACCGGGCAAGTCTCTATGACCACATACAATTGCGTCTGGAAAAGTGTGTGTGAGTGTATCTAAGAGCACACGAAGAGATTTTAATTGGTCAATAGTCCTATTATCGTCGGGCTTATTGTCTGCGCCTTTACCCCCAATCCAGCATATACCAATGCTGTGTGCATTGAAGTTACGCGCGTGAGCACCTGCTACATTAATGTCTCGACCTGGTTCAATAGTTCCGTTGCGCCTAACTATAAAGTGGTATCCACATCCCTGCCAACCAAATCCGGAGTGTAATCGATCTATCCATTCTGCACCTACATTCATTTCAGCATAGGTGTCGCTGCAATGCACAATAATGTGCTCAATCTTTCTATCCATCTTAAATTCCTTTTTTTGCCAAGAGAATTTTAATCTCTTGAACCGCCTCCATCAAAAGATCTAATTTCTTATCAGTTGCACTCTCTTTCTTTTCCAAGTTTATTATCCTAGATTTTAGCACTGTTACATCATTGTTTATTTTGATCCACGCGCTTACCCCACCACCTAAAAGGACGATAAACTGAACTACTATTCCTATCGCTGTGCTTTCCATTTTTTCTTTAGATTAATGGAGCAGTCCAATTATTTAAGTCGCTTTGTACCATAATCCTAACATCCTCTGATGAAATTGCTGTCGGTGCACCTTGCAGTAATTCTACTACACGAATTGCACCGTCTTGAGAGGTCAATATCTGATCTAGGCTATCCTCTACAATATCATCCCAAACAATATCGTCAACATTTAATATAACTTTAAATAGCCTGGCGTTAATGTCTTCTGTCTGTATCATTAGTACCCGTAGTTTGCTTTTTCTAAATTAAAATTCTGCAACGCTTCAGCAGCAGTCAATGCGACATCCTCGTAAGTCCTCGTCAGTCCTAAGTACATCCGCTGCGATTCACTACTGCTGCTATACCCACCATAAAACTTTACTGCGTTACCGTAGCTTGGATTTACGCTTAGACTTTCTGACTGCCATAGCGATCCATTCCTGTAAACGTTCATGGTTTGATAATTTGTGCCACTTCCTGTCATTGAAAAGACAAGATGATGCCAAGTATCTGTTGCTAAGGTTGAAGAACTTGATCTAGAAGTTCCGTTAAAATACTGCCACAGTGTACTATTGCTATTTGTCCTACACCGCCATGCACTGTTGTAGCCGTAGTTTATAAAATTGCCATTTGTTAACCATGAACCATTTGACCGCACCCACAACTCGTGTGTAAACGTTTCCACATCACCTGTTGGTTGCCAAATGTTAACGCTATTAATCCGAATGTTATATGTATAAACGCGGTCATTTACGCCATCTAAATACATACACTTCGTCCCGTTTAAATCAACCACAGCCGCGCCATTTGAGCCACCAACATAATTGTCGTATGCGCTGTATGGACCGTAATTGTTGTATGTTTTATCAGGTATAGTAATATCGTTTACAGCAGCGTCAGCAGGATCTGACCATGACGCGAGAGAATTTACTTGAGCAGGAGTTGCTGGAGCAGGAGGAAAGTAAAAATTATTTATTCTACGTTCAACATCAACACGTTCAGATGACATATCAACGTTAAAAATTATGACCTCCTGCATGTGATGCATATTAAACCCACCTAAAACATCTGCTGTAATATTTGAGCTTTGTAGGTTCTGAATTGAGTTGTAACCTGAAAAAGGTTGGATCGCATTATAAAATGTATTTTTTAGCGTAGCAGTACTTGAAACGCCATTGATAAATAAACTCGTACCACTGAGAGCCGTTCCACCATTACTCAGAAAAGTAGAATACAAGCTATTATTAAAACGAGGCTCCCACACCTGCTTTTTGTCATTCTGAGTATCAATTCCTGTTCTATTAAAGAAATGGGCAGTAGAATCAGTTACTAAATTTGTGATATCCATAGAGCATCCGTTGCCATGAATATATTTAATAACAGGCTTAGAATCCTGCAACAAAACACTTTGTGTTGTGCCGTCATAAACCTTGGGCATTTTAGTCGTGTCTGTCTGGAATGCCGTGTTGTTATTAATTGACTGATCATACCATTTTGACACAAACCCATCATTTGAACCGCAGTGATTAGCCAACGCTGTCAAGTCTAAACCGTTGCTACTGTCGAACCCTATACTAGCGTATGAAGTGCCGTTATAAACTTCGATGCAATCGCCTGTGTAAAGTGTCCTGAGCTTGCGTAGCGAATAGGCAACCGAGAAATTTGCATATACGTCAAGCAATAAGCCGCTAACAGCTTTATTTGATGACACGGCTTGGTAAAAATTTCCCATTAGCTTGCTTGTCTTTCTCCCGTCAAGGTGTAAACATTTGACGCAGTTCTCTTTAAACCCATTACCGCGTATTGACCGCCTGAAACTAACGTTTCTGAGCTGTAGATTGTTACCCCTGACGCTGCAACTACCGTGACAGTACCCGCCCCGCGCTGCTCAATAACAAACTCGGCATAAGTGTCATAAGACGCAGACGCTGGTACGGTAATATTTACTGCTGAAGCACTGTTAAGAACAAGATATTTTGTTGTGTGCGCACTTGATAGAGTTGTTGAACCTGTCAGCGTTACAACATCGTAAGTCGTGCCACTTGGGCCTTGCGGTCCTGCTGCACCACCTNTTGAGCTTACCTCGAAAAATGCTTGTGTTGCAAAACAAGTGCCTGCGACTGTACTTGAATCAAACGAGAACACTTCAACATAGTCGCCTCCTTGCAACTCAACAATGCAGGTAACCAAATTATTGTTGTCATTTTGTGCCGATGCATTTCTGATATAGCCGTAACCCTCGCCAAGTAAATTAGTGCTGCCATTCTTTTTAAAGAACGTCGCTGGCGTTGTTCTTGTTGCGAAAGAATTAAACGTTATGTTACTAGTCAATTGATAGTAACCCGTAGCACTAACCGTGATGCGGTTGTTCGTTGTGTCAATTGTGATACCTGTGCCTTCCGTGTCTGCGCTTGTGTCAAACTTTACCTTTTGAGCCGTTGCGCTGTTAAAATCCTGTTGGCTGCCTCCATCTTTTAAAACTGACGCGCCCATAACAGCACGAGCGTAATCGAAAGTTGTGCCGCCACCGCCGCCTCCATTAGCAAATGATAGTGATCCTGAACCGTTTGTTTGCAATACTTGTCCGCTCGTACCATCTGAACCCGGAAACGACAAGCCGTTTAATTGCAGGTTACCTTGCTCGCAATTAATGTAGGGTGTCGCAGCACCACTTTCTAATAACCTTACTGCACCACCGTTGGGGTCAAATGTCAATGTGTTGCCATCTGTGTCTAACGTGCGATCGGCATTAAGCGTTAAATTAAAGTTCCCAAGATGAGTGTCTGTCTTTGCTGTATTGGCTGTGATCTCAGATGCCTGAGTTGAAGTAATCCCAACCTTAGCATTGTTGGTCGTTATGTTAGATGCCTGAGTTGAAGTAATCCCAACCTTTGCAGTGTTGGCTGCAACTGCGCTTGCATCCGTATAGCTAACCTTTGCAGTGTTTGCAGTAATCGCTGAGGCTTGCCCTGAAGTAATGCCCGTCTTCGCATTGTTAGCCGTAATGTCACTAGCTTGAGTTGATGTAATTCCAGTCTTAGCTGTGTTCGTTGTGATTGCGCTTGCTTGCCCTGACGTTATGCCTGTCTTTGCATTGTTTGCAGTTATGTCTGATGCTTGTTGCGTCGTAATACCAACCTTCGCAGTGTTAGCGGTAACAGCAGAATCTGAAGCTATATCTGTTGTTTTCGCCAACGTGCCTGTACTACTCGGTAGAGTAAATGCGGCATTACCTCCTGTGTGAACTAGTCGAGCATAACCACTAGCACCCGTGAGGTGGAAGTTGGTACCATTGTTAATCGTAAAAGTAGCAGTATTTGAAGCCGTTGTTCCGTTTAATTCTACTGCTGTAAAAGCCGTTTCACTACCTGCCGCACCTGCCGCTACGATGAAGTCGAGTTCACCTGGACTTGTCTCAGTAACCTTTAACTCCGTTACCCCTGACTTTAAACGCGCTGTGGTTGATGTCAGTTCAACGTTTGAGTCCGTGCCAAACTTTATTTCAGCCTTTGTATCAGTTAAATCGAGTCTTCCATCGTCTGTACTTGTTCCAGATCCATCACCCGTAATTGTCGTGCTTCCCGTTCCTGTTTTAAGCAGTTCCTTTATTTCTTGCAAGGTGTTTGACGAAACAAATGTTCCAGCTCCATTGGCAACTAAAACATCCCCTGTCGAAACACTGCCTGGTGTTACGTCTGACAAATCGTCTAACGCGCCTCCACCTGATTGAGCCACATACTCAAGGGCTGTGCCTCCTGAGTTAACCGCCAATACCTGACCGCTGCTCCCTAAAGAGGTGGGTACATCAGCAAGCACCCCTATCGCCTGTCCACTGACACTATTTGTATCCTCGACATAGCTGATCACGAAGTTTGACCCACTTGCACGACTTGACGTGACCATCAGTTTATCTGTTGCCTCTAAAGCGATAGGCGAAACCAACAAATCAGTGCTTGCATTAGATGCCAACGTCTCGTTGACTATTTGCATTGTCGTTGTGCCTTTCTTAACACTTAAAGTTATTGTCGCTCCTTGTACGTCATTGCAGATAATGCTTGACACAACTGTGTTGCTTGCAGTGGCGGCAAACGCCTCTTGCGATGTGTTAGAAGCAGTAACCGTAAATTGCGCTATTTTATATGCTGTAGCCATTATTTCTTGCTAATAAAGATGGGGAAAAGATCACCGAAGAGTGAGCTATCTCCGCCCGAAGAGATGTTGTTTAAATCGACGGAAGAGCTTACTGTTATGAATTGCAGCTTGGTCGCATGTTGAGCCACTGTCCCGGAAACCGATAGTGTCTTTCCAAAGACAGCCGCGACATCACCGAAAGGCTTATCTCCACCTGTTGCGGGCCGACCGCCTTTGCCTTGATCAGAACTGTCAATGCTTCCTGTTATTGTAGATGATGTTCCTCTAACCTTTATCATGGTTAGCTTTTGTCTCAAATCATTGAAAGTCAGCGAGCATCTATGCGGAACAAAGAGTTCAGATCCTCCAGATAGTTTTGAGGTAACAACTCGTTGCCAGGGTTCAACAAGCGAAGCGTTTTCAGTATAAGAAAACAAAGAACCTTCAACCACCTGACGAGTCTTGTCCCGTATTTGCATAAGGTTTTTAGTCGTCCGTTCGTTCATTCTATTAACGATGTCGGTGCTGTCCCAAGCTGTCGTCATTTTGAAGTTATCCTGTCTGTTAGCGGCATCGCTAAACGAGCTAACTAAATATCTGCCTTGAACATAATTACCCGTGTTTTGAAAAGCCCCACCAATTCTTGTTGCTTCAAGGTCGTAAATCTCACTTCCAAATGTATTAGATGGTATGAAAACCGTCCTGTTGTCAAAGCTCGTAGTGCCGTCTCCATTAAAAAGCTCTATACCGCTGAGTTGAAACAAATTAATGGTCATAGGCTTGTAATCGTTGGTAAACAAAAACACACCGTCATTTGAGAATAATTTAGTCTCAGTTCTATATGAAGGAACACTTACGTCCGTACCTAACGGCAGAGAAGCACCAGTGCCGCTGTAAAAAGCATCAGGGCCAGCATTAGGCCGCCACTCTGTAAGCACCATACTATCCATCGTTACTCCAACAATTGTGTTTGAAGTGTTAGGTGTAGATAATTCGTGATCGAAACGGTATATGAACTTTCTTTTTGAAACGTCCTGGTCTATTAAAAGAACGTTTCCTAAATCGTTAGCTGGATCAAGTTTGGTGTTGGGCGGGGTGTTAAAGGCAAAAGAAGGAAAATCCTCAGTTAAAAACTGAGACGTAGCGCCTACTCCGTCACTCAACAAAGAAGGGTCTGCCCCAAGCATTAAGTCTACCTGTGCCTCACTATAGTTGGCATCAGTAGAGGCCACCCATTCGTAGTAGTCTGATTCGTAAAATTTAGGATAGTAATCAGCATTTGATTGAACTACGTTAACACTGAATGCATTTCCGTTACTGTAGGTATTTAAAGTTCTTACCCTTCTTTTTAGTCTGTAGTCTATTCCGTCAGAATCAGTCAATTGAAACTTAAAAGACAAGATTCCCATAGATCCCGCTGCATTATTAACTAGGTTGTAATCGCAATTACCACTAAAGTGAAGCCTAACCACACCGTCGTTGTTTCCGTTAGGTATGGATAACCCGCTATAAGTCATGGTACTATTCACAGGGCTGACACCTGCGAAGTTGTGTATTCCCGAAGGGTCATCTGTGTTTGAAGTTGGAAAAGTATCGTATTCAGACTCAAACCGATAAACAGGCAGTCTTTGAAATGAATAACCCACGCCAGAGCCGTACATCAGATCGCTGCCTGAGTTTTTGTGAGTCTGCGAAGCACCTCCTAATGGTTGCATACCCTTTCTCACAACTCCTCTTACAAATTCAGAAGATGTTGCGTCTAAATCAACATCAATTGATTCTGTAAACGAACTAGCTTCTAGCTGTCCAGATTGTGTCCTTGCATATTGGATTACAGAAGCAGAACTCAGAGAGGTTGTTGTTGAGTCCAAAAAGCATCTGTCAAATATTCTCCAATTACCTCTTGAAAAACAAATAGTAGCACCCAAAGAGGAGAGTATGTCTTTCAGGACATCTTTGCACGAAACAAATCCGTCTTTTCTGGTTGTCGGGTATCTTTTAAACTCGTCACCTCTGACTCCTAAATCTTCGTCATTGATGTAAAAAGTTATAGGGTCTAAATGGAGATAGTCTAAAACCCCTCTGGTATTACCATCACTTCCTGAGTGATTAAATACAAAGCTGTCGGTCGATAGCACTGGTTGATTTAAAAAGTGCTCGTACATGAACACACTACCAACTCCAGCATTAGTGTACCACAGTCCAACGGTAGGTATTTTTTTTAGTATCGCATATATATATGCCGCAGCACTATACCTCTCTGTATAAACAGAGCCATCAACTTCCTTAAAATCAATATTATCTAATTGCGCTAAACCATCTGATGCAGTGAAATCAATGGTAATGTATCCGTCTTCAACAACTTCCGTTGTTTCTTCTGGATGTATTTGGCCTACCCAATAAGCTTGTCCGGCTTTTTTGATTTTCACGGCAAGCGCGAATTCGCTTGAACCATAGACACGACTCATTATAGCACCTCTCTGAACTTCTGTCAGAGATAGTGTAAAAGAGCAGCTACTTGGAAGTAAAGGATCTAAAGAAGATGTTTCATCACCAGACCACTGTATCTCAAATCCAGGCACGTTCATTTCAACCTTGTAGTCTAGGTCGGCTGAACTAACTGCTAAGTCCCAAATCTCTAGCATCCAAGATGTAGAGTCTGCGGATGTGAAGTCAGTTTTTATTAATCTTCTAGCCATAAATTCGAGAGTTTGCAGTTACACCTCGTCGCGTTGATACAGCTAAGTCATTACCACTTAAAACACCCTGCACCCTCAGTCCACTTTCTTGTGAACGTGTTAGTCCAAAACCGTTCAACAAGAACACTCCCATATTTGCACCCATTGCATTACTTGCCGTTGCAGCAAGTGCGCCTGAACCACCAGATAAAGCGAGCAATACACCATAGGCTATAATTAGGCTTACAAGTTTTGCTCCAACTTGATTCAAAGCTGTCATGAGATTACTTGCTAAGGCATCAGCAAAGTTTGCTGTACCCTCTGCCATTTGAAAGAAGGCATCACCAAATACCCTACCAATTGAAAAAGCTACGTTCTCAAGTTCTCTTGCTTTCCTTAATAATAGCTCAATATTCATGAAGCCGTTTGTTGTGGCTTCTTCAGGAACAATCTCAAATGGAGTGTTTGAAAAATTATTGAACATACCCTCAAGAACCTCTAATTCCCCATTCACGATACGAAGAGCTGGTGCTAAATTATCTACGCATGCATCTGAATTATCTTGGAGTTCACCTGTAAGTGTTTTAAAAGAATCAGCAGACAGAGGAACTGTATCAGTATCTCGTTGGAATCCTTTTAAAGTACCTTGTAGCTTCTTGATTTGAGAATCCAATAAGTCTATTTCTGCTGGATCAACCAGTAGCTCCGTTCTTTTTGCAAGCGGTAAATCAAGACCTAATGCTTCAGCTCTCTTATCAGCTAATTCCGTTAGTTCTTTTTTCAGCAGTATAATGGATGTCCGCAAAGGCTCTATAGGGTCATTTTTTGTATTTGGAGNNTTGGTAAACTCAGCAATAGCCTGAGCNAAAAGCTGTGCGTCAGTTATGACCTGACCAAATGTTTCAACACCTGCAATATCTGACTTCAGTTGCTCGAAGCGGCCAACTATCTTATCAAACACCTCTTGCGGGACAAACTTGTCTGCAATATCTTCGGGAGGCATCATGGCCGCGCCCTCGCTCTGAGCACCGAGCATGAGACCAATAGCGCCATCATTAATGCGCTGAATTATCTCATCTGGCTTTAAGTCGTTTAGACTTTTAAATGCTTCTTCTTTGTCTTTTAGAAATTTATTAGTCTTTCTAAACTGATTAGCCAATTCTTTTTCACTGGCAATTATTCGCTCATTTGCTCTAATTAGACCAATGACAATAGTTGAAAGGATAGCGGCAAATTTTACGAAGGGATTTATATTAGATAAGGCCAAAGCACCTACCCTCAATAATATAGGTATAAGCCTTGATACTAGAAATGATGCCAGGCTAGCTAATGGTTTTAGTAAGAAAGCAGCAGCGTTTGCTAGTCCTCCAACCACTAATAGTAGTGGCCCTAATATTGCTCCAAATGCAGTTGTGCTGACAACAAGTTTCTGAGTCCCTTCATCTAGAAATCTTAGATTCCTTATGACTTCAGTTGTGCTCTCTAGAAACGCATCGAACGCAGGTTGTATGGTTTCAAAGAAAACCAAGCCTAACGCTTCTAAGGCGGAAATTAATTCCTTCAGCTTTGCGAAAGTTGACTCACCAAGGAATTCAGCAAAAACATCTGTGAATCCGTCACTATCTTCTAGTACTTCCTTGAGTTGCTTGAACTCTTCGGTCAATCCTGCCAAGGCAGAG